ATAAAGTTGTCCCATTAGTCGGGACTCATGGTATTCCGTTTCGAAGTGACAACTTCTTAGTGAGCACTTACCCGGGTGTTCACTTTTTTATTTTTACACCAAGTTTGCATAGTGCTATAATCAAGCTTGTGTCTCCGACATGACACAAACGCCTACTTCATAATAGTGTGACGATTCTAGCAAAATCATAAAGGCCTATCAAATTAATGATAGGCCTTTATGATTTTGCAACATGTTTTTACTATGATATACTACTTGTGTGTTACGACATGACGCACTACTTTCATTTTGAATCGGGTATTAGTTGATCTGAGTTGACGCAGACCAATTATCTCTAAAAGTATGAGGCTCGTCATTAATTTGACGAGCCTTTTTTTGTGTTTTAAAACGCAATTTAAGACGTTTCAGCTAGTCGTGGCATAATTTATACGTGACATAGTTCAAAGTTGCTTAGAAGCCGTTTTAACGGGTCTATACGAAGTTTTATGACGTATGATTGCTTGACGTTAATCGTATAGATTAGATAATGTTTGACCATGAAATATCTATCCCGCTAGTTAATTGCGTGATAATGTTGATATATAAGCTTTTTTAGTGAATATAAGCGAGTATGAATTACGTCCAATATTATACTAACGCCTCACTACGCTCGTTGTTTTCCCTTGTCAGTCGCCACAAGGGAAGCCAAAGTCTTACTCTCTCGCTACGCTCAATCGTCAAAAAGTCAAAACATTGTTTGCTTGTCGCAAACCTTAAAACCCACATGACGGTCAACGTGTCAATAATTACATGATGATACGTCACACACACGAGTATAAGTTTATTATTGCGTAAGCAATTGGATATTGGAGCGAAGCGACTAGACGTTTTCGTTTCCCTTTTCGTCTTTGAAAAGGGAAGCCAAGCGTAGCGCGGCAGACACTAACATAATACATAATATTATATAGGGGTAAGTGCTAAAGCACTAACTAACAGTAACTCACTAACGTTCGTAACTGTTAGCATATTGTCACGATCACAATAGGAGACCAACACATTGAATATATTTAAGCTTATGGCAACACTAATCCTCACATTCGCAGCCTTAGCTGTATTCGGTGTAGTTATCATGTATGGAGCGATTAACCCACACGTGTTAGTTATGATCGGGCTAGTGGTCGGTTCTATCGTCCAATTGTTCAAGCGTAAATAGTTTATTATAATAATAATTTTTTATCAGGGGCGACGTATTTCCATATTTTTGCGTTTTTCGTGGAAATACGCCGCCCCTTTATCATAAGGGTGTAAGGGGTAAATATTAAAGAGTTATTAAATTAATAGCTTGGAGCGACTAGCGTCCATTTTTTGGCGATTTTCGTGGACGCTAGTCCCTTTTATTTAACATATATGTAGGGGGTAAATGTTACAAAAATATAAAATTTCAGACATGGAGCGTAAATTTGGGATTTTTTCGCTACTTTTGTGCCAAATTTTCGCTTCTTTATAGGATATATATAGACGGTATAAAAATATATAAATATTAAGGAATTATTAAATTTTAAGGCAGGGGTGAAAAATTGCACTTTTTTCGCCCTTTTTTGTACATCTAGTCACCCCTTTGAGAGATATATGTAGGGGTAGTTTTTAATCATGTCAATAATTACATGTAGGGAGTACAACGACAAAAACAAGCCAAAAGCGTTGCTGTTTTCCCTCATTCAAGAGATATATATAGATAACTTTTTAATCATGTCAATAATTACATGTAGCGACAGGAGTAACGTTTTTAGCTGTTTTTTGTTAAGCGTGTCGCTTATTGAGGAGATATATAGATAGTACATACGGACGCACGTTTTTCTAATTTCTTTAGATCTTTGTCCGTTTTTTCAAGCACTCTCTTACCGGTAAGGCTTTGTTCACCTTGCCGGAGTACATAAACACATATATCCCGTTGTAGGATTCGGGCTATAATAACGTACATCTAGTGTCATACGTAATAGCGGAAATCCTACCCCGTGGCTATTGTGTATGGCACTTTTTTTATACATACATCTCGTATGTCTCATTAATTTCCTTTTCCTCCTTACTTATGACGGTGAAAGCCGTTGTAAGGTACATACAATCAAAAAGGGAGAGTGCAAAAGTATGGATAACAACGAACTAGCTATGATTCAAAACAACTTGAAAATGCTTAAACAACCAACAGGACAATTAAAGACGGCTTACAATCACAATTCAGGATTAATCAGACTACTAAAAACAATCAACACATTAATGTTTCACCAAGGCCAGTCAGGTATTGCTAAGGGTCATATGGCCTTGCCACTAAGTGCGTGTGGTTTATATCGTGCTTGCGGTAAACGATTCATTATGAAATATAGTATTCAGACAACAAAGAGGCTAATCAATCTGTTGTGTGTAGCTGGTGCAATCAAAGTATTGTCATGGGGAGACCTACCACAAACTGAAAAAAAGCAGGCTAAGTATAAACATATTTATTACCAATGCTTGGACTTACGGGAAGCGGACTTTTCTCGTGTGAGTGGTATGGATTACAACACGGCATTAAGTTATGCGTCAGTAGCCACTTGTTACGGTAAAGAGTTGGCCGACAATTCTTTTAGCAATATCAAGACAAAGGCCACTAGAAAAAGCTTTGACGGATTAGGATTAGAAAGCTTTATCAATAAAGTAAAAGAACAAGGTATCGTGACGTATCAAGACGCCGCTAACTTATTGAAAGAAACTCAACATGACTTCAAATACGGCGTTAAGTGGTTTAGAGAGAGCCTCAAAGCATTGTTTATTATGGGGTACTTTGATGGACGGCTAGAGTTAACGACCTATGCTAAGACGGGTGGCAAGGGGTTATCAGTCATGGCCTCAACAAAGGTTATTACAGCGGCATAATCTAGGGTAGCTAAGGCTACCACTACATACAAGCCAGTAGGCTTTTTTATTTTACGTTAAGGAGGAATTGAGATTGAAGATCACACTAGAACGATTGAGATACAAAGGTTCGTTTAATCAACAAGGTTATGAGGAATTACCAAACGGAAACATTATTAACACGAACGAAAAGCTGTTTGACTTTTGGTTTGGATACTACAAACAGTCATTGTCACAAAGTGTAAGCTCGAACGCATTCGATTACTTAAAGGACAAAGTTACGATCGTTGCACGACACAACGATTACTTCGTTACAGCAATGAGTGATACTTCTTACACGATTACTTTGCCTAAACCTAATGACAAGATTTACAACGTTGCTTCAATCAATCCAGACTACGAGATCAATGGTTACGATACGATCGTGTTGTCAGCAGTTGGTGGAACGAGTGATACAACTAGCAACACAGATACAAGTTCGAGTGATTAGCTATGATTAAGAAGTATTGTGCGTTTGGTGGTTGCAAGAGATTAGTTAACTTGAATGAAAGATATTGTGATAAACATAAACCAAAAGATTCTCACACAAGTAAAACAAGTGATTATGCAAACGAGATTCATGCAAGTAATCGTTGGAGGAAGACAAGCAGACTGTACCGAGAAGCCAATCCTATATGCGAACAGTGCCTAAAGGCCAGCAAAGAGGGTGACCAGTCCCGTGGAAAAAGGGCTGGAATGATTAACCTTGCAACGTCGGTAGATCATATTAAACCGTTGTTTGCTGGTGGTGAACCGTATGACTGGAGTAACTTACAATCATTATGTGATTATCATCATGCTTTGAAGTCGCAACAGGAACGAGAGCAAAAAAAATAAGCCTCATAGGCTAGTTAACTAAACACGAATGAAATAGGGGGGGCTATGCAAAAACGTTCGCAATGAGCGCCCTACTCTTAAAAGTTAAATTTCCCGATTTTTAAATTTAAAAAACAAAAAATTTAGCCACATTAAGCCGTGTTATCCTTTATATAACGGCTTTTTCGATACATACAGATTAACACTTAGGGGGTTAGGAGTCAATGATGAAACTCGAAAATAATTCACACGAATCACGAACGACTAAACAAACGCGAGAACAAGTTAAGTCAATGTTGTATCAAGACTTAGATTTAAAGCCAGCTATTAAGCTAAGCAAGCAGGGCAAACAATTTTTCGACTTATTATTAACGTTGGTAAGCGATTCGGACGTACCGTTCGCACAGATTGACAGCTTACAGCTTTCATTACTAGCCGAAAGCTTAGACCAATTGCAACAGTCGTTAGATTCGATTCACTCGGACGGTGTCGTAGTAGACGGGAAAAGAAACCAAGCTTTAATGATTTACAATAGTTCTTTGAAAAACGTTGACGATTTATTGCGTGACTTAAATCTAACAATGAACGCACGAGTTAAGCAACTATTGTCGAACGTACAAAACGACAACGTAGACGATCCGTTTAAAGAACTGATTAATGATGACTGATTACGTTTTAGACTATTGCAACAAAGTTTTGAACGGTGAAATTGTTGCTAACGAGAAGATTAAACTAGCTTGCCAGCGTGAGTTAAACGACCGTAGACGTGATGACTTTAATTACTACTTTGATAACAAGCAAGCCAACAAAGCAATTAAGTTTATGAGTTTGATACCGAAAACGGACGGTACGAAGCTAGAGATGGCGCTATTTCAGAAGTGGCTGATCGGTTCACTTTACGGCTGGCGTGAAAAGGGTACAGGCAATCGCAGATATAACAAAGCATTTATCAGTATGGCGAGAAAGAACTCCAAGACTTACGTTGCTAGTTGCATTGCGATAGCAAGCCTATTACTCGAAGATAAACCAGCTAAGAACCGACAAGTATTATTCGTTAGCAACGCCCTTAAACAAGCTAAGATAGGCTATGAAATGGCTTCTAGCGAGCTACGACAGGTCGTTAAGTTAAGTCCAAGCCTAAGAAACAAACTCGATATAAAGAAGAAACAGATAACAAAATTAGATGACGATAGTTTCATTGTGCCAGTAGCGGGCAAAGCAGAAACGTTAGACGGGTTCAACCCTACAACCGCGATAATTGATGAGTACCACCAAGCTAAAGATCACGCTATTTATAACGTGCTTAAAAGTGGTATGAGTCAACAAAAGAATGGCTTGCTATGTATTATTTCGACGAGTGGCTTCAATTTAAAAGGTGCTATGTTTGAGGACTACCAAGTTATGAGTGATATTCTCAACGTTAAGCAAGCCAACGACCGGCAATTTATTGCTATTTGGGAGTTAGACGATCGAGAAGAAGTCAACGATCAGTCTAATTGGATCAAGGCCAACCCGTTATTCGAGATACCGAGCGTGAACCAGTTAATGAGTGAAAACTTAACTAATGACGTTGCGACAGCACGCCAGCAAGGTGACTTAGTACCAGTATTAGTTAAACAATTCAATATGTGGTATCAAAGCAACAGCGATAGCTTTATTAGTCACGAGGAGTGGGCTAAGACGATCGTTGATAAGCCGGATATACATGGTAAACGAGTTGTGATAGGTATTGATTTAAGTAAGTCTAACGATCTAACAAGTGTAAGTTGGATAATCCCGCAAGATGACGGTACTTATTATTGTGATAGTCACTCGTGGGTAGCCACAAAGTATGGCTTAGTTGAGAAAATGAAACAAGATAACATTAATTACAAGGCGTTACAACAAGCTGGTGAGTGTTCAATTACCGACTTAGAAAGTGGCGTCATTAATTATCAAGACGTATTCGACTTTATCAAGTATATGGTTGATGAGAACAACTTGAAAGTCGAAGCAATATGCTACGACCCGTGGTCATTCGGTTATTTACTGGGACAATTTGAGGACGAAGATTGGCCGTTAGTTGAGACAGCGCAGAATAATAAAACACTTTCATTCCCGACAAAACAATTCAAGGAATACTTGTTAAACGGACAGATCACGCACTCTAATAATCATTTATTGAGTATAGCCGTGGATAACAGCGTGCTTATTTACGACTCAACAGGTAATTGCCGAATCAACAAAATGAGAAATAGTGAGAAGATTGATCCATTAGCGGCTTTAATGAACGCGTGGGTTTATACCAGTAACGAATTAATCGAGGGGACGAATAATGAAGCTGATAACGAGTTTTACAAGAGTGACGAGTTTACTTTTTAGTCAATATATACAAACAACCCTACTAATAATTGGACTATTGCTTATTGATTTAGGCATTTTGACCATGCTTAACGCAGGGGCTTTTTTAGTATGCAGTGGTTTATCAATGATAGCCGTTGCATTCCTAATTAATTACGAAAAGAAGGAGGTTAGACAATGAGTTTCTTTTTTGGCACAGGGGAAATCGAACCAGATAAAGACACAGCGTTTTTAGACGCAGTTGTAAGCATGTCAAGCAATGATAGTAGCATGTTCGTGGGTGCGGGTGCGTTAAGAAATAGTGACGTATACGCGGCAATTAACATTATCGCGAACGATCTAGCAAGTAATCGTATTTTAGTGCCGAAGTCTAGCGTGTTAGAAACACGATTGAACGATAAGCCTAACAGCAACATGAACGGTCATAATTTTAAGTTTGCGTTAGCTGCACAAATGTTGCTATCGGGTAACTCGTTCGCCTTAATTACGGACGATGGATTCCAATTTATCCCAAACTCACAAATGACAGTTGAACAAGACGACGTCACAGGTCAGTTGACCTACACCTATACACCTAACGGTCAAAGAAGCCGTCAGATTGCGCCTAACAGCATTCTACATTTTAAATGTTTCACGCAAGACGGTGCGAAAGGCATTAGTCCACTTTATGCGTTACAAGATGAAGTGTTGTTGCAGAAAAAAGGTAATAACTTACTAAAGGGCTTCTTTGATAGTCCGTCACGTAACGTCTTACAGGTTCACAAGACGGACTTATCAAGTGACGCCAAGAGCAATATTCGATCAAAGTTCGAACAGGCTAACCAAGGTGCACTCTCAACAGTGATCCTTGACGACAGCATGGATCTAAAAGGCTTGACCGTTGATGAGGGATTACTTAAAGCAATCAACGCCAACGAATTTTCAACGCAAAAGATTGCTAGTTGTTTTGGACTACCACAAAGCATGTTAAACGTAGAAGAAGTCCATAGCTCAGCCGCACAAGTGGCGGCTCAATATTATCAATCAAGTATTTACAAATACATGGATTGTTTTACAAGTGAGTTAGCTTTCAAGCTCGGTAAACAAGTCATTTATGATGATTCACGATTAAAAATTAACAAGCAACAGGATATTGAAAATGTAATCGAACTTACTAAGGCCGGGGTATACAGCCCCGAAGAAGCAAAAAATTTACTAGGAGGTACGCAATGATTAAAGATTTGAGATTAGTTGCTAACGCGGAACTACGAGCACAACAACCACAAGGCGACACGCCCGAAGATGACGCTAAGACTGGCGACCAACAACAAGACAAGCAACAACCTAAGACAATCGAGGGTTACGCATTGCTATTCAATAGTCCAAGTAAGGACTTAGGCGGCTTTGTTGAAGTGATTGACCCTAAAGCATTGGATAACGTTGATTTATCTAACGTGATTATGTTAGACCAACACGACTATTCCAAGCCATTGGCAAGCGTTAAGGCTGGTACGTTAAAGCTTGATACAGACGACAAAGGCCTGCACTTTAAGGCTACATTAGACGGTTCAGTTTCATACGCGAGTGACGCTTATCAAAACGTTAAAAGTGGCAACGTTGATAGCATGAGCTTCCGCTTTGATATTGATGACGGTGGGGACGAGTTCACACAAGACGATCAAGGCAACGTTACACGGACAATTAAACAAGTTAAAGACTTGTTTGAGGTCTCAACGGTGACAATTCCAGCTTATGACGATAGCAACGTTCAAGTAGATAAGCGAAGCTATGAAGAATTTTTAGACAATCAAAAAGGAGAAAAACAAGATATGACTAAACAAACAATCATTGATCCAGCAGAACAAGGCGAAACGCGTTCATTCGATAACTATGTACGTTCACAGGGTGAAACTCGGGACGGCCTTTCAACGGACGGTAACGGTGTATTGATTCCAAGTGAAATCATTACGCCTATCTTCCAATCAAAGAAAGGTACTAACCGCTTATCAGATTACGCAACGGTTAAGCAAGTTTCGGTCGGTCAAGGTAGCTACCCTATTTCCGGAAACGACCCTTCCAAGGTACTTGCAACTAAAGCAGAAAACGCGGCAATCGGTGACGTTGACCCCGAAGTGACTGGCGTTGAATTTAAGACGCAGACACGTGCCGGTAAAGTTTACTTGTCACAAGAATTGGTTGATGACAACGCGATCAACTTTAGCGCTGAAATCCAGTCACAAATGCAAAAATTAGTCGACAACACGGACAACGCACAGATCGTGGCTAAGCTTAAGACTTTGACGCCAGTGGTTGTAAAGGATATTGACGGTATCAAGCAAGCTAAGAACACGCAACTCGATCCAAGTTTACAACCTATCGTGGTTGTTAACCAATCAGCTTTCAATTGGTTAGACACGCAAAAGGATAGCGAAGGCCGTTACTTGATGAGTGAAGATATTCAAGCACCTACTGGCAAGGCATTATTTGGTTTACCAGTCGTAGAATTATCAGATTCTCAGCTACCTAACGTTGCCGCCGGTAAGTTCTCAATGTTCATTGGTGACTTATCAGAAACGATTGCAGTATTCCGCCGCAACCAAGTCACTACTAAGTGGCAACAATTCGACAATTATAGTCAGGGGTTAGCAATCATGTTGAGAAACGACTACGAATTTATCGACAAGACTGCTACCGTAGCTTTGACGATTGATACCACGCCAGCGGCTTAATTAACTAGCTACCGTTATTTAGTTTCTTTTCATTACGAGGGGCAACCCTCGTATACATACAATAAAATTCAGATTTTACACAAGGAGGAAATGAAACTATGTCGGACAGAACAGAAATAACACCAAAATTACAAAATGCTAAAATCACAGTCCCAGCACCAGAAGTAGATTCTACGGGCGTCTCACACTGGTATCTAAGCACTAAGCAAACAAGCGTTACAACTAGCATTACTTTAAAGGCAGATACTGGTTATACTTTTGAGAGTGACGGGACAATTGTTTATCAAGGGAGTTACAATGAACAGACGAGGCCTATCACAGCCAGCCACACGGACGAAGTCACATTCAAGCTACCCGATTTTGATTGGGCTGACCAATATACGCCGTTAGTTGTGACAATGAGTGCGGTTAAAGCTACACCAACTACACCAACACAACCAACTACACCAACACAACCAAGCACGACAGTAACTACACAACTAGACGTCTTAAAGAACAGTTTACGTATCCCATTGGATCTAAAAGATGACGACAAACTACTTCAATCGTATATTGACGGAGCCACCGAGTACCTACGTTCGACACTCGACAGTGACGAAGACGTAGAAGCAAAGCTTAATTCTAAGCGTGCCAAAGTAGTTATTAACGCATTGGCTGAATTAATGTACCAAAACAGAGGTGACGACACCGTAACAAAAGACTTTCCGTTCACGTTACGAGCGCTTATTAACCAGCTTAAATACTAAGTAAACAAAAAAGACGAGCCTAAGCCCGCCGGTTTTATTTTTGTCGTATTTGTGCTATCATTACCATATGAGGATTATAATTATAACAATAACTGGGACGTGCTATCAAATACAACTTTAGGTGTCCTGTCCCGAGATGCACTGCAATGCACCTCATAGCGGACACCATAGACAAAAATTGTCCTAAGGAAATCATCTTCCTTCTACAAGGTTGTTGCATTCTAGCAATGCACGTCTTAATTATATCACTTTATTTAGTTTAAATTTAAAACAAAAAGGCATTCCCGTTGTGGGAGTGCCTTTTTTGTGTTGAGAGACGTATTCTAAGCCCTTGTTGACTTGCTTTAGTGCATAGTTCACTATAATATACTATACATAGCCTTTTACTATGATTATTTAGTTAGATATAGGCTTATAATTGTTGATTATAGGAGTGTAATGTTAATGGAGACTATATCAAGTATTGCTAAACGATTAAATGTCACAAACGGTCGTATTTATCAGATAATCAAAGAAATACCGGCTGATAAGCAACCTAAGAAAGATGTTAAGGGCAAGTATAATTTCACTAAAGAGTCCGTAGAGGCTATAGAAAGCTATTATAATAGTTCAAGTAGTCCTAAGACTGACAATGAAAGTGATCTAGTGAAGCAATTACGTGCAGACTTAGAAGACGCTAAAGCAGAGATTAAGGCTAAAAATAATCAGATAGACAAGTTTCAGCAATTACTGGATCAGCAACAGCAATTAAATTTGTCGACTAACCGTCAAAACGAGAAATTACTTGATACCAACACCCACACACAGGACGATAGACCCCTGCAAAACGACCATACAGACGTTTCAGAGCCTACCGAGGGTAATTACAAGGGGGAAGAAACTAAAACGCTTAAAAAGGGCTTATTCGGCTGGTTTAGGCGTTAAAATGATAAAGGTTGTATTAATCTGATATTACGGTTATAATGTACTCAACTTAATAAATGAACGCAAAAAAAGAACCCTCAACGGACCAACGTTAGGATTCACGACTTATCAGACGCACCTGATAAGATTTTCGATAGCAAGTACTACCAATACAAGCTATCTAACTTGGTACTATTATAACATGTAGGCTAAGTTTTTCAACCATTGATACTTAAAGTAAACGGTTGTTATCGGGAATCTTAAAAGAAACCTGATAACGACCGTTTTTTTGTTATTCAGTGGTTAGCAACCATCAAAGCAACTAAAGGCTGGAAACCTGTTCTTAGCTAGTAAAACCTCCCGTGAGTGTCGTTCGTGACCCCGCTTGCAGTTAACAACATAGGTATGCTAAACCTTGTCGAGATCAACGCGACTAAAGACGTGGCTTGGAAGACTAGGAAATGATACGGACAGGCTAACTATTAACGCAGATTATTCGGGTTACTGCTAAAACCAACCCTGATAATAGTTAGTGCAAGGGCTGGTTGAGCTTAAATTGTCTGATAAAGAGTTCTCTCTTTATACTGCAAAAGAAGCGCAGTTATTCACGATTAGGATAACTGTTTGAGAGAGCCTAGGGCTTGACCCTGAATGGTTTAAGCACCGCTGTGCGTGCAGGTGGGTTAGACTAGGGTGTTATTTATATATTGATCGTCACATTGACCACAAAACGTTAAGAACGACATACTAACGATAGACACACCATCAATATTATATCGTCTCAACCTAGGCGGGTTCTAAGCCGACATATTTCGGACAATTATACATGAAACGTCATTATCACAAAGTAACTTACATACGTAGAATAATACAATTTCACAAGTGTAAAATACTGGTATAGTAACCTTTACAAATTTACCTTGTTTTCACAAAGTATTATTATCGTATGGTATTAGTAAATATATACCCTTATATCGCTGATATAACAACGTTTTGAACACTTCACAAACTTTAGCTTTTAATACTATGTGTTATGTTAACTAACTTAAAATAGTGTTATAATGAAAACTGACTCTGGCAGTTGCAAACACTCCTAACAAGTTTTGCTAGTCTCAGTCATCGTTAAGTATGCCTACTTCGATATGTGCTTAGTCAAGTTACCTAGTAACCCTTCAATCATTTAACAGTCTGATAATGACTGAGCACTATAAAAGGCCTATTCCAGTTTGGATAGGCCTTTTTACTATACTATTTTTAATGTTATTATAATAATGTGTGTGCTA